TGAGATATTACAACGTAACTCACACCCCGAATGTGTATATGCAGTTGAAAAGCAATACTTCACAAACACCGAGAAAATAGAATTCAATTCAGGTGGTGGATATTCACACTCAGAGCCACGCTGGAATTGTGTACATAGTTTTGTGATTACTAACATTACATTTGATGAAGCATTTGGAAAATAAGCTACTTTCCTTTTAAATTACACTATATATTGTATTAAGTAATATTTTATGGGCTTTGTCTCTTTCTTCTTTTGTTTCATATTCAAACTGAATAACATCCTGCATAAAGTATATTCCAAACCAATAAACTTTTGTATATATTTGTGAAGTTTTTTTTCTTTCAAACATTCCCATTTTTACATAGTCAATATTTCTTATGTTTATTAAATACTCATTAAATACAAACATTTTGTCAATCATAATTTAATCTCCTTCAACGCTTTTTGATATGCTAAATGTGCTTCATATTCTGTTTTGAAATGACCAAGATATTTTGTCTTACCATTAATTACAATTTGCGAATGCCAATATTTATGCTTTTGTAAATACACTCCAGTATATTTACTTGTTTTAGCTTTATTTTTAGAACTTCTACCGATATTTTCTCTATGTGTTATTAGTTGTAAATTGTTTATATTATTATTAGTCGTGTTTTCATCAATATGATCAATGTTCATATATCTACTATTTTTACCACCATTCCCAAAATGACTCCAAACTAATACATGAATAAATGTTGTAGTTCTAACACCATTATCACACAAATCAATATTTAAATATCCAGCTGGGTTTGGTTGCTGTTTTAATATTGTTTCACCTTTTCTGAGAATAGAACCACTCCCAGCTTCCCATTCTTTTGGCAAAGATTTAACTCTACCCAAATTACTAATTTCATATAAACCTTCATAATCTTTAATCGGTTTCCATTCTTCAATCATCTTGCACCCCCAAAGCGACAATAAATAAAACAGCTTATTCTTGTCAACCTTTCTTTTCAATATAATTAAAATAAATAAATCGAGGTATCAAATGAGTAACACAAGAGGTGTACCAAAAAGAGATGGTTCAGGTCGAGGCACAAGAAATAATCAAGGTCGAGGTGGTTGCAAGAACACACAAAGAAAGGGTGGCGGTCGTAACAGATAAAATCCAAACCTGCACGTCAAACTTCAATCCTAAGCAACATTAAACAAAAAAGGGTGTAATCACTCCACTACACAAGAGAAAACGATTTATTCACTTATAATACAGGATCGCAGATGCGTAAAAAGTTTTGGAACATTTATTGCAAAGTAAGCTCTTTATATTCAGTATCGTTAAAGAATCCCGAATTAATAGATGTTGATAAAGAGCATTCGCCTCTACCAACGCTATAATATATCTTGGTGAATTTATCTGTTTCAATATTATATACAATCCAGTCATTTACACAATCACACCAAAACGGTACTTTAAATTCTTTTGTTTTACCATCACTATATTTTTCTTTAATCATTTTCCTTATAGATGGCATTTCTTCTTTAACACATTCGAGAATATGTTTTTCTAAGTCATTCATTACAATTAATCCCTATTCTCAAATTGTGCATTCATATCATTCTTATCAACGGGGTCAATTAGTTGTATTGTCTTGCTTCCGTATGTGGTTAATTCTACAATAACCATATTGTAATTAAACTTTAATAATTTCATATAATCTTCTGCCTGTCCTTTTATTGTAAATAATGGGTGAAACTTTTTATTATCTAAATCTGAATCAATAGGACAGATATGGTATTCGTCACCATTATCACCGTGACCGTATGTTAAACTTGTCTTTGTAGCCAATGTGTAATATCTCATTTTAACCTCCAATTATCTTAATACCCAATCCACACCATCTTTATCTGTTTCTACAAAGTTGTCTCCGGTATGTTCAAAATGTTCAATATGTAGATTTGTTCTTTTTGCGTATTTAATAAAGTTTTTCATTAGTCTAATTTCTTCTTCTGAATATCCTAATCGTTTTGGGTCGTATCCATAATTTTTTAATTCACCATCTGTAATCGTACAAATGTTTTGTATTGTAGAACTCATTACTACCTCCTATTAATTTCAATGTCAAATTAATTATTATAGATATTATGTCAAGTAAAAAGAATCAAAGGGGAAAATTATGTCATATTTAAAAGATTCAAAGCGGAAGCGTAGAAAAATTGACGGTGACTCAAATTACATAGCAACTTATGATCTACCCTACGAAGGCGATAAAACAACATTAACAAATCAGTTATTAAACAAAGGCTACAGATTATACATTCGCAAGGGAATTAAAACATTAGTAAAAGGCGATGACACAGTAGAAATAAAAAACGGAGGATAATATGAAATTCACAAGAAAACGAGCGACTATTTCTGCCACATCACAATCTGGAAGAATAGATAAAGTTGCAAGTTCTGCTACCACAGAAGCAAACTTACTATTTGAGATATTACAAGAACTAAAGAAACAAAATAAAAAAGAACGTAAAACCGTAAAGAAGGACAAATAAAAGTCGGGACACAACCCGTTAAAAATGAGGAGAAAAAAGATGGCAACAATTAGAGAATTGTTCACGGAACACGGTGTCGAGAATACCGAACTGCAAGCTAAGATTGAAAGTTTGCTTACGACCGCAGAGTCGAAAAAAACTGATGGGATTCCTTACTCACGATTTAAGGAAAAAGTTGACCAAGCACAAGAATACAAAGCCGACAATGCTGAACTACAGTCTAAGTTTGATAAATTAGAAAAGACTTTAGTAACACAAAAGGAAGAAATTGGTGAACTTAGTGGCTTTAAAGACAAGTATGAGACTTTCCAAGCCAAAGAACTCAAGGACACAACTGATAAATTCAATAAGATAGTCACGGGACTGTCCGTTGAAGAAACAGACCCTAAATATGAAACTTATAAAAAGGTTTTAGATAAGTTCACATTAGCAGGGAAAGGTGAAACTCTTACTATTGAACAGATTAAATCCAATTCTACTATATACGAATATGCTAAGGAATTTGGTGCATTAAATATAGATGAAGGTGGATTTGATGATGGTAAAAACCAAGAAGGTGCTAATATTGTTAAACAAGGAGATGCGTTTGACGACTTCCCTGATTAACCTTAGATGTCCTTTCTAAATAAGGAGAAGTAAAATGGCTGATGCTACATTAAGAAAACTGGTCACTGATAAAGCGGTAAAAGATGCCGCTATGATTGATGATCTTGTAAATGCGTCGGGTATATTGCAGACTGCTACTGTATTTGGAAGCTCACACGGTAAATTTCACAAATACAAAAAAGTAAGCGCACTTCCAACAGCCTCATTCCGTGAGATTGGTGGAACATATACCGACCAAACAGTTAATGATGAAATTCATCAACTGGATTTAAAAATGATTGGACTCGTTCAATCAGAAGACAAAGCTATCTGTGACGAGATAGGTAAAAAGAAATATTTTAGACAAAACCGACCTGCTGTAATGGAAGCAATTGGACAGAAGATTGCAAAAGGTATCATTTATGGTACTAATTCAAGCTACGGTGATGTTCAAGCATTCAGAGGTTGGCACGAAATGGCTGATGCTGCTGGTTCTACTTATTATACTGATGGTGGTGGTTCTACAAGTTCCACAAGTATCTTTATAGTTAAGTATAAGCCCGGAGTAAATGGTCTTGTGTATAATAGTTTAACAGTAGGTGCAGGAAACTTCATTAAAACTACTGTGATGAACAATTTTCAACCTATACTTGAATATATCGGTGAAGGAACAAAAAAACCTGTATATCAAGTTCTATACGAAACTGACTTAGCTTTCTTGAGTGCAAGTATTCATTCAATCCACGCAATAGTAGGAATTGAAGAATCTAATGTACCAACTGATCCCATACTCAAAGGAGCTATTGATAGTGTAAAGGGAACTGCTGCTGACACTATTATCTATACAAGCAGAATGGGTAAACGTGCAATCGAAACATTGAATGTTTCTGATTTAGCAACTACTCCTGAAACTGATGACTATAACAATGTAATCACACGATACAATGGCATTCGTATTGTGGTTGATGAAAATATCCTTGAGACAGAAGCTATTAGCAATCTGCCTTATGGGTTAACTTAGGATAGGAGGATATTATGGCTAATAATTATCACGGTAAAACAATCCTCGCTGAACTTTTTGATAACGAAACTATTGCAAATACAGATTCTGATGCAGCAGTATTTGTTGGTAATGAAACAAACGGATCTTTGTGGGTTGAGATATATTGTGGCGATACACAAATTGATGTGGGTGATACTGATGCTTTGGAGTTTTATATTCAGACTGGAGATGATGATACACTTGCTGATTGTGAAGCTCCATTATCAAAAGCTAATGCAGGTGGACAGGTCAATGCAACAGGTACATTCATCCACGAAGAAACAACTGAGATTGCAGCAGATGCAGCAACTTATGGTGTATTAATGACAGCAACTACAAATGGTTTCTCATTTACTAAGGGTGACCTTATTGCTGAAATTGGTATTCCTCAGACAATGATGAGACTTTGTGGACACACATACGTTCAGCTGAAGATGATCTTAACTGGAACAGTACCAGGAACTATTGACGCATTTATAGTTTCAAGAGTATAAGAATCACGTGGGGTGGGGCGGGATTTTTCCCCCCTGCCTTGCCTCTTATGAAAATAAAAAAAAGGAGTAAATTATGCCGATGATGACAGAATCATTTGCGAATCGGGCTATATCGGCAACGGATGTCATATATGTAACCGATTCAGATGGTGAAATATATAAAATGAAGTGGAGTGATGTTGAAATCTTTACAGAATCTAACATTGATACTCTTACCGATGTAACCACTCTTACTATGGGAACATCCACAGCACCTTTAGCATGCACAGCAGGAACACCTTTAGTTGGTATTTATTCAACCAGTTCAAATACTTCAAGTACGAATACAGAGCCATTTTATTTCAAATCAGTAATGACCGGAGTAAATGGATATGGTGGGAGAGCTGTATTCCACGCATATACTAACGTTGCTATGCAAACAAATTTACAGGCAATAAGAGCTTATGTAGAATATGGAGATGCAGGTTACATAAAAGGAAATTCAGCAGCATTAAACGCAGAAATCAAAATGCCTAATGCAGACATATCATCAGTAGGTGGAGCTTTTAACGTTTTAAAACTTGAATACACAGCAGGCGGAACAACTACAAAAACAGCTGGTGGATTAAATGGTAATCATGCAACTTGGATGAAATTAAACACATCAGGAGACACAGATGGTGACTTTGACGATAATGGGTATCTTGCAGTAATAACAGGGCTAACAGCAGGGTCAGGTCATTTATTAAGTGAACATAGTCGAACACTTAGAGTTGGTATTGGAACTTCTATAAAGTATTTATTCTTGTCGGATTCAGAAGATTCAATAGTAATTGGTGCATCATCTACTAATGCTATAACATACGGAGATGCTACTTCTGTATTTTATTCTTCTGGTACAGTAACCAATTTTTTAGAAACAAGTGCAGCCAGTAAGGGCGGTGTAGGTGCTATAAGGGCAACACCAAATCAGACAGCAGTTTGTGATGGTTCGATAGTAGTTAAAGTAGGTGAAGCAACACTATTGATACCAGTATATAATGCAGTAACAATAGCATAAAAACAAAAAGGGGAAAATAAAATGAAATTGAACGTATTTGAAAGACTTATGTTAATACCAATATTACCAGCAGAAGGTGATTTTGTGACATTGAAAATTGTCAAAGATTTGAAAGATGTTGTTGCTTTAAGTGAAGCAGATTTTGACGAGTTTGAAATCAAGCAGAAGGGTGAACAGGTATCTTGGAATCTAAAAGGCAATGAAGAACGTGAAATTGTAATAGGTGAAAAAGCAACTGACATTGTAATTGATAGTCTTAAAAAACTTGATAAAGAAAAGAAACTAACTGAGCGACATTTCACATTATATGAGAAATTCATTAAGGAGTAATTTATGGCAACTTGGGCATTAACTACATTCACCACACCAGCCGACCTTGTTAAAATCGAAGAAGAAGTAACACGATTCACTTCACTAGGTACTACTACATATATAGCACAGGAAGCACAACCATTATCTACTAATACAGGAATAGATATAAGTGGTGGAAAGGGTATCTTTGAAGTAATTGGTGTAGTAAATAATGGTGGTTCTGTTACTGATTTTTCAATATCAATACAACATTCAGATGATAACATAACTTATGAAGAAATACACGATGGACAGTTAGTGTATTATAAATCTGGTATTGTTGCCCACACTACTAATGATGTTTTGTTTAGATGGGTAGTTCCAAGTGATGCAAAAGATTATATTAATGCCATATTCTCATCTTCCATTACTCCAACATTGGTAAGGTTTGATGTTTACATAGTAACTCGCTGGGATAGTAAAATTGAACTTGCTAAAGCGTTTATGGGTGATGACTTGGAAAGAATGCTAATCAATGCAGGATTAGACTCTAATATGAACTATTCAGGTGGTGATATACTTTTAGACGTTATTAACAATAAAGACATATTTGATTACTGTTCCCATTATTTGACTCTATCTTTAATCTTTGAAGATTTAATGACAAGTGGTGATGAAAATGATGTATTCAGGATGAAAGCAGACCGATACTATAAACGCTATAAAGATAAACTTGATATTTCATTCGGCTTGAAGGATATTGATATTGACCAAGACGGCACAGTTGATGAATATAAAGAAGAATCAATTATCACACACAGGCTTGTAAGATAATGCCAATAATTGTCACAGGTGCTTCAGGCATAAAAAGAGATTTAAGCAAATTAAGTAAAACAATCGAAAGGTCGCCAAAGGAAATTTTCAAAGTTGTTTCTGAAGCACGTAATATGATAAGGAAAAGAACTAACAAAGCACAAACAGCATCAGGTGGTAAATTCAGGAAACTTAACACGGTTTATGCTAAACGTAAACTCGATAAGAAGAAAAAACCTATTCCAAATCTACATTGGTCAGGTGCAATGCTTAGAGCTATGCAAGTCAAGAAATTCAATGGCGGAGCAGATATATACTTCAATGATGCTTCTGAAAGGAATAAAGCTGAATATCATCATTTCGGTAGAGGTGTTCCAAGACGTTCATTCTTCAGATTAGGTAAAACAATCGAAACTTATATCTATAACCAATTCAAAAAACCATTTCAGAGGTTGCTATGACTAATAAGCTATTTACATTCATATCTAAACTTAAAGCAGAATTGAAAGGGCTGTCAACATTCAATAAAGTTGGTGAGTACCCCTCAGATGTTGATATGGCACGTTCAGATGGCAATGCTCCATCTATCCTTATACAAGAAGGCGATGAAAACCTTGCTGAAATACAACAAAATATGACATTAAATAAATCTGTTAGGGTAAGTCTTTGGTTATATCACGATACTGATAAGTCAAGGATAAAAACAATCACAGATCGACAAGTGGAAATTGAAACCGCTGTTCTTGCAAGTGCTTTCTTAACTACAAGCGGTGCTTTCTGTATTGAATGGAACTCAGTTGAAAAAGGTGAATATATGGATGAATTTACAGGTCATTCAGTAGGTTATAATAATAAGAAAATGCTCAGAAAAATAAACTTAGATGTCACGTTAGACATAGGGAGATAAAAATGAAGTTCAAAATTAAAGAAGGACATCCAAAAATGGCAGTTATTTGGGAAGGAAAGAAATATTGGCTTTCCTTATTGAATGAACTTCCAGATGGATTGTACAAAGCTGTAGGTGGTGCAAAGAACATCTACGGAATAGTAAAAATCAAACCTGAAAAACAGGTAAAGGAGATTAAAAATGGCAGTAGTAACAGCAAGTAATACTATAGTTGGTCTCGCTCGTGAGACAACCTACGGGACTGCGGTAACAACTCCAACTGTTTTAATCCCCGATATGATGGATTACACTTTTGGTAACGAGCAGGTAATTTTACCGCAGAAAACACAAACCTTAGCTCCAATGGTCAACACGAGCTATGAAGGTAGAAAAGTTCCCACAGTTACTTTATCAGGTGTGTTGACTTATTCTCATTTGGAATTATTGACTGCAATGTTCGGTGACGCTTCAACTCCTTATGTAATAGGGACAGATGACATCGCTATAAATGCTGTTGGTTATTCTTATACTATAATTCAAGCAATCCCAGTAGCCTCAGATGATCTTGGTGACGGTGTACTTGCTCTTGGTTGTAGATTAGAAACACTAAACTTCACTAAAAATGGTGCTTATGTAGGTTACACAGCAACATTCAAAGCAAAATCTATTAATGATGATGAGAGTTTTGGTGCTTATACAGCAACCACTACATATCCAGAATTAGTACCTTACTTATGGCAAGATGTCACTTGTGCATTAATGGATGACACACCAATTACAAAGTTGAATACATTTAGCTTGGATTTGGTTAATGAGTATGTAGATGACGATTTGAGTTTTCAAAATAGTGAAACTCGCAACTCACTTGAGAAGTGTGCAACCAATGGCACTTTAACGGCAGAATGGATTTACGACACTACAAAAGATGCAGTTGTATATGATAATCTGTTAAGTCAAACACTAAAGACT